CTTTTGTATATTTAAATAACTAATCGTGATATCTACGCCATCCGTTACAGTTCCTACTGATGTATACGAAAGAACTGTATTACCTTCCACCACCATAGGATTGCTTAGAATCTCCACACTGGTTGCGGCCACTAACGTTTGAGTATTAATCACCTCAAAACCATTGTTCGTAATCGTAATGGTCGGAGTATTAGCCCCTGACTTATTAGTTACATGTAAAGATTTTACAATATAGGTTTCGTTTATTAATGGGTTTTGAGTGGCCACTCCCGTTACTGGGGGTACCAAAGTAGTTCCAAAGAATTTAATAGGACCTTCGGCTGTCGTACTCGTGACTCCATACATTTTATATTGATTGACTACTGACATTACTCTAAAAAGAAACTTTTAGCTTCTATCTCTTGTTTAACTTCTTGTTGAAATGACGTATTTAATTTTGTTATTACTGAGTCCAGGTCTCTTACTAATGATTGAAAAGTTTTTTCTTCGTATTCTTTACTCGCTCTGGTTAAGGACTGTACAATTTTTGCCATTATAACAGACCTGCTAGTCCTCCGTTTGCCAATGGTAATGTATATGTAAAGGATGCATCGGTGCCAGCGTCCCCACGGTTTAAATTTATACCCAATCCATTCTTATATGCCCCCAGGTTAAGGTTCCTGTTCTGTGGTTGGTAATTAATGTCGTAGTCCCAGTCACCTATATTATTGGCATATCCTATCTGATTTAAATTTTTATGTGCGTCTATGTTTGCATATAAATTATTCAAATTTATATTTGTATCAGTAATTCCTTGATCAGTATTAAAGTTGGACTCCCAATTAAGGTTATCACCAAGAGTTCCACTTAAAGTGCCGTCAACATTAAACATTTCTTCTTCGGTTGGATAAATATTTCCCTGTATTCTAGCAAGATCTGTAGGGCTCCAATCAAAATTCACACCTGGTCCCGGATCCTCAAAATCTTTAATATCAATAATTTTATCCTCAAGTCCGTATACGTAAGGAATTGTATCGTCTCCAGTTTCAGTCGTAGTATCAATTTCTTCAACCGGTGCTTCATAATACATATCAGGATCTCCACCACCTGGTCTTGGATCTCCACCAGCTTGAAGTCCTACTCTTCCGCCACCTTTAATGCCCCATGTACTAGAATCAGCGCGATCAAAATCTGGCTCGTCTGCGCCCATAATGTTTGCATGTGTTAGCTTGTCCTCTTCTAGTTCGTCTTTAACTTTTTGTGTTGCAGTACCTAGAATAGTGGGATTTCGGTTTTTTATCAATGTAGACATCCAGTTAAGAGGTTTTGAGAACCAAGAACTTCCACCGTCTCCGGTTTGACCACCATCTTGAACAACAGTAGTATCAACAATGTTTTCGGTCGGGCCTCCGTCATCTCTAAATGGATTATTTGGTGTTTGTGTTATTGCACCAGTTTCAAATATGTTTTTATAATTACCGCCGTCTTGAAATCCAAGTCTCGCGATTCCTCCTTCAGCAAAACTAATATTATCATCCCAATGTTCTCTCTGTGCTGGCCCTTCCATCTCTTTATCTTGTTCGTCGCTACCCTCATATTTATATGTAGGTGCTGGAATAGAATAGTCAGCTTCACCTATTCCTGAATATTCATCATAGTCTCCGGTGCCCTCAGGGCCTCTAAATCTATCATCAGCTGCGGCTTGTTCTTTTCTAATTTGTTCCCCTTTTACGAATCCAGGATCACCAATGTCTCTTTTAATTCCTTCTAATTCGTTTTTTTGACGCAGTCTGTGATTGAATTTTATTAGGTTCATTTGGTTCATTTTATTTGCTCTAGCTGCATCACCGCCTTCAAATCCCCATAGCCCTGTTTTTTCATCAAGTTCGAATTTTGCACCACCATATCTCTCAGAAGCTTTAGTCGATCCTAACCAGTCTCTTAAGTTTACCACATCTTCGGAAATTGCTTCAGGATAATTACCCCATCCTGATGTTATATTTGTCCCCCATACATCTTGATTACCTAAATTCCTTCCATGCACGGTATCGCCCGTGTATCCCTTTTGTGATTGAGTAAAAATTTGTTCAGCAGGACTCATTTTATAATAAGAATTTGGCATCATTCTTCCAATCATCGAACCAATGCCTAATGGAATTCCCGCCGTCTTTCTTGTATCTAGAGGACTCTCAACTGGATAGTTTCCCATAGACAGTTCATCACCTTCATCAATTTCATATGGTGTACGTTCTGACCAATCGACAAAACTTTCGTTTGGTTTTCGTCCGTGTCTAGACGTGTAATATGCCGTAGCATCTCTCTTCATTTCATCAACAGTACGTTGACCACCACCAGTAAGGTTATTAAAAAAACTTGTTATTTTATTTGGGTCTTCTAAACGTCTTTGCCTTTCTTTTATGGCTTTATTGTAGTTAGAAAGTAAATCACCAGTAGGACCCACAGGCATAGCCCTAGCATCTGATCTATTTAAAATACTAGAAGTTGTTGCAGTTTCTGTGCCTTCATCCTCATCACCATTACCATTACCACCACCACCGCCACTGCTGGGGTTAAGTGTATAGAATTCTTGTGGAAGATAGTGCTGTCCTTGGTCGTAAAGCTCTTGATCTCTAGTGTTATACCATGATGGGGCTGCCATTATCTTCTTCCTCCTGGGTGTATATCTAATCTAAATGTTCCTAATTTCCAATCTTCTGCCGCAGCTGTGTTAGCAACCTCCAAAGAAATTTGTCTAGCTCTTATTCTAACGTCTTTTTTAGTTGTAGTACTATCACAACTAAAAGTATTGGTTACTTGAGCACTGTTTGGATAAATTTTTGTTTTAAATTTAACAGCAGTGTTACCTGTCTGTGAAATAAAATCTGGTATAAATTTGCTTATTCTCATTATAAATTCTCCATCTCCTCTTATATCAGGCATTCCTACTACATTACCGGTTTGGCTACTTCGTTTCTGTGTAATATCAAAATCACCCGAAGTAATAGATCCTAGTACAGCGGTAATAACTCCACCCGTAGTTACTTGATCGGTCCCTGTTTCCTGTTCAAAGTATATAGTAATTCCGTCCACATTACCAGTAACATCGAAGGAAGCATTATCGTCAGGGTCAAAGTATGTTGCGTGAGGTTTGCTGAATACAGCCGAGTCTCGCCACGCTGCTCTCGGTAAAGTACCTGTAGTCCATATAGGTCTTTGTGATGTTGAGTCCAGATAGTTATAAGTAACTACCCTATCGGCCACATCCGAGTCAGCTGTACAGTAGAACCAGCTTATTTCTCCAAAGAGATTATTTAAACCACAGTTAACAACGTCTCTTGCAGTAATATTAATATCTTCATATACATAATCTTCTACTAAACATGTCATTGATCTTAACTGACCGTCGTATCTAAAAAATCCATTCTCTGACATCCAATATGCGGAGCCGTCTACTTCTATATTAGCATTTTTACCAAGTAATCCACAGTTGGTTCCTACTTGTTGGAAAGAAAATGTAAATGGAGCACCCACAAATTGCATAAGAAATAATGCTGTATCGGTCCAGACATATATGGCGTCCCTACCTCTGATGGCCCCCATGATTTTAGAACCATCGGCGAGTCTTTGCGTACCTGCAGTATTGGTGGCGGTTACTGTATAAGAATTAGTACCAGTAATCTCTTCTTGATTAGACCAGCGAATAAACATGTCGTCTTGAGTATCCGTATCTCCGACAGTGGTTTCTGTTCCAAAAAATACTAAGTGTCGATCAGGTGTTGATACTAATACATGACGTGAAGCCGTTGGTGCGTCAGCAATAACTGTTGCTCTAATAGAAGTTGCATTAGATGGGGTAGAGTCCCATTCAAAACATTTTCCATTATAAATAAGTGCAATTAATTTTGTTCCATAGTTATCTAATACCCATAGTCCCGGACTAATGGTAATGTCTGAAGAAGAAGCTCCTCCCCAATCCACATAGTCTGAAATATTAGTGACAGTATCCCCGGAACTATGGGTAGATGGTGAGGTAGTAGAGGATTGTGCTGTGGTTCCGTTTACGCCTCTAGCCCCTCCACTTAAAATTCCTGTAGCTGTATCATTGGCACCAAAACTAATATCTTCTGTCCCTACTCTAATTTCTCCTGAAGTGGGAAAAGCTGCTGAACTGGTTAAGGTAATACTTGTCGTGCTTATATCTGCAATGTTAGCACCCAAGGTAGTTGTGGCAGGTCCTGAGGCCGTACCACCCCACAATGCAGTTCCCCATCCAAATCCACCTAATTGTTGTGAAGGCCCTACATTATAGTAAAAACTAACGGCTCCAGATCCATCGTTGCTGAGAGGTGTTAAAGCTTCAGTAGTTGCCATAGTCAGATTAAATGTAGTGGCCGATGGAACAGAAGTCACCATAAATTTATTGTCTTCGAAGGTAGCGTTAGTAAATGTTGATCCTGATAATCCTGTTACCACACCAAATAAAACAATGTCTTTTTCTAATAACCCGTGAGTTGTGCTTGTTGTAACAGTGACTGTGGTGGACGAAGCGGTACTAGTAAAATCAGC